TATGCAATTTATGTAAAAATGATAAATATGAATTTTCGTTAAATCCTGACATTGTTAAATTAATAAATATTTATTAATTTAAATAAATAGTATTTTTATAAATCAATTTTTTACATAAAATTTAAGAGTAAATTTTATAAGAAATAGAAAACTCTTTACGACACATTATACATTTATCATCATCATATTTTTCAGAACATCTTTCACACATAGATAAATGACCACACGGAATAAATGCCATATTCTTTTTTTCTGACATACAAATTAAACATAAATCTTCTACTTTAATTTCTTGTTTTTTAATTTCATCTTTAAATTCTCCTTTATACCATATTGAACCATTATCATGATAATATTTACCAAAACCATGAGATTTATCCTCATTAAATTCTCCTTCATACATTATTAAACCATTATCATAATAATATTTACCTAAACCATTATATTTACCATCTTTAAATTCACCTTTATATCTTATAGAACCATCTTCATAATAACTTTTACCATAACCATTGAAATTATCATCTGTAAATTCTCCTTCATACCATATAAAACCATTATAACGATAATATTTACCTAAACCGTGAGCTTTACTCTCATTAAATTCCCCTTCATACATTATTAAACCATTATCATAATAATATTTACCATAATTATTATATTTACCATCTTTAATTTCACCTTTATATTTTAACTTACCATTTTCATAATATTCTTTGCCAAAACATTTTTCATAAAATATTTTTTTATAAATATTTATTTAATAATTATAAATAATAAAATAAATCAATTTTTTACATAAATATATTCATAAAACTTTTATTATGAAATATATTATAACCTGTAAATTTAATTCCCCACCATAATTCTGGATAAGGTGGTAATTTTGAATCTATATTACAACAATCTAAATAATATTCTCTATCCATTTTATTATTATCTATTTGATTATTTTCTTTAATTGCTTTTACTGCTATATTTGGAATTTCATAAAATTCTGTTTCCAAGTCTAACCATTCATACCATGTTTTCGATCTCACTATTTCTATCCATTCCTCTGATCTAATATCTGGTAATTCAAAAGTATTTAAATCTAATTTATCATATTCTTCTGGAAAGTTTAATCTTTCATTTTCAAATCCGTGTTTTTCTTTTAGATATTTACATTTTTCTTTCCATATTTGTGGTAGAGATAATTTCATTTTATTTCCCATAACATCTTTAAAAGTTTCATTAATATTTTCCCATTTTAATTCATTTGTATGAACTCTCATATGAACACCATTTATATTCATACTAATTTCTCCCTTCTCTGGATTAAACATTGTATTAGATATTAATTCATAATATTTTAAATTTCTTTCTTCTGCACTCATACCTTCACTTGCTTCATTTTCTAAATTTAAATAATAACCAATAATTTTATCACAAATTTCATGTGCTTCCATTTTTGGTTCTGACCTTAAATAACCATCAATAATAATACCTTCTTCCTTTCCCGGGGATTTTCTTAATACTCTACCAATAGATTGAATAAATACCAAAGGACTTCGTTTCTTGACTTTATCTAAAAATATACAATAATCCAAATAAGGGATGTCGCTTCCTTCTCTGTGTTTATTAGCACAAAATATTATAGCATTTTTATTTTTTCTTCTAAAAGAAGTATAACTATCCTTTTCATCATAACCATCATCGCAATCATTTTTCCTACTATGATCGATATAACAATTTATATTTTTTAAATTTGAATATTTATGTTTAAATTTATTAAAATTATTAAACCATTTTTTAGCAGTAGCTACTCTACCACACCATGCTACTCCTTTTCTATTTGGCATCTTGATCATTAAGTCATTTAATGATTTCATTATTATATCTCTTTCTAAGGGTAGTAAGCTATCGTTTTTAGTTTTAATATAATAAAACCAATGAAAACTAGGAGGTAAAATCCATTTATTTTGAATTGAATATATAATATTGAAATTACTCAATAAACTTAATGTATCAGAATCTTTTTCACAAAATATATTTTTTAATCTAGTCATATTCCTATCACCATTTGTTTTACCTGGTCTAATTGGAGTAGCGGAAAATCCAATTAAAGGCATTTTATGTTTATTTTTTAAGAAAGTAAAACAATCATATGTGGTTTTATTTACACAACTATGGCATTCATCATTAATAATTAAACCAATTTTACTAATTATTTTTTTATAATTTTTCTTTTGAGTTAAAAAAGCACGATTTATTAATATAATTTTCTTTTTATCAGATGGTATGTTCATTGTTAAATACCATTTTTTATCTTTTTTGGTTACAAAATTAATTATTTTAAATTCATCTAAATCTATAATATTATTTTCTTTCCATACTTCTTTATTATGTGGATTAATTACCCATTCTTTTCCTACTTTAATATAAAATTGATCTAATAAAATATTTAATCTTTCTGTAGTAATAATAATATCTCCTTCTTTTTCTAAAAATAATTGACAATAATGTAAATATATTAATGATTTTCCTGTTCCGGTACTATGACAATGAATTCCTGTTTTAAATCCATTTTCTTTTAAAATATTAATTGCTTCTAATTGATTTGCTCTCCATCCATTAAAAACAGGTTTAGGTATTAGATTTGATATGGCAAGTATATCTGATTCACTAATCGAATCTTCCAAATCTTCTATATCTTCTTCACATATTGGCCAATTAAAATTATCATATATAAATAATATTAAATATTCAATATATTTTTCATCAATAGTATCAGTGAATTCTTTTCTAACTTTATATTTTACATCATCAATTAATTCATCTTGTTTAATTTTTTCATCAATTTTTTCAAGTATACGAATAATATCTTTTTTAACCATTTGTGGATTCTCTAAAATCTTATAATTAAATTTTATATCGTATCTTTTAATATATTTATCTTGTTTTTTATTTTGTATATAATCATCAATATCTTCTAATAATGAAGTAATATCAGACATTTATTTATAAATTATAAATGTAAATATAATTAATAAATATTTATATCAATTTTTTAAATATTTTATAATGTTCAACTAATTTTTCGTATACATTATTATCTAAATCTATTATTTTTCCTTCATAATTATTTATTGATGTATAATAATTAGAATTTACTTCTATTTTTAAAGTATCTGGATTAATACTCCAATAATATAAATCAAATGTTTTATGAATACAAGAATTTAATAATAAACCATTACTTACTATATATTCACCATTATCTTTTACTGGTATAATATGAGCAGCTTCGCATTCTACAGAATTATAATTAGTTATAATACAAGTTTTATATTTATTTATTAATTCATTTCTAAATTGTGTCTGTGATAATCTTTTTTCCTTTTCTTCTAATATTTTAATATTAAATCGTTCGCATAAATATATTAAATCATTTCTAAATTCTGTATATCTTTTATATCCTAAATCTTTCCATTTTATATTATTCGTATAACCATTATGTTTTAAGTAAATATTTAACTTGTCCATATAAATATTTAAGTTTTTTAATAAATAAAGATCTATTCCTCTATGTATAATATTTTAAACTTTTAAACTTAAAAACTTAAAAACTTAAAAACTTAAAACTTTTAAACTTGTATCTTTATTATCTCTTCTTTATTTATATTGTTATAAAGAATTAATTTTATTTCTTCCTTAATCTTATTCTGAACCTCGTCCTTTTCTTTATTATCTAAAAATTTGTAAAATTTACTTACCACAATAGGATCATATTGATACTTGTTTTCTTCCCAAGTTTCTATCTTGTCTTCTAATACACATGCACCATTGTCAAACATGTCATCCAATACTTCATCTCTATTTTTTACATCCCATTGCTTACCATTCCATTACATAACATACTTATCTCTTAAATTACTAATAAATATATTTTTATTCTCTGGCTTTTCTGGGTCATAATGTGTTTTCTCTATGAGTTTATGAAGTTATTTATTTTTATAAAAATAAATAAACAGAAAAATAAAATTAAAATTTAATTTTATTTTTATCCACATATTACATCCTCGCATTATTCTTTCAAAATCTTTGTCAGTTATATGCGACATGTCAGTTTTATTATAAGCTAAAATATTAATAGTTTGATTATTATTACTGTTAATATTATTATGTGAATTAATAGTTTTATTTTTTATTTTTAATTGTCCTTGTAATAAATCAATTTTATGCTTAAGATATAAGTTTTGTTGCTCGATTTGTGGTTGTTTTGCTTCTTCGTTTTGTTTAATTTCCTTAATTAATAAGCTTAATAATTCTTCTTTCATATCTTGTTCTTTTTTAATTTTACAATTTTTAAGATGTTTATTAAGATCAGATTTTCTTTTATATTTTATATTACAAAATATACAAGAATTCTTTACATTTATTTTTTTACATTTATACTTTCTATTTAAATGTCGTATATAATTGCTCTTTCTATTAAAATTTTTTAAACATATTGTACATTTAAAATTACTCATTATTTATATAATGAGATAATATTTAAGTAAAATGAGCAAATAATGAGCCAAATGAGCAAATAATGAGCAAAATGAGCAAATAATGAGCAAAATAATGAGCAACAATAGAGCATACATAATTATTTATTTGCTCGTTATTTTATTATAGATTGAATATTAGTACTTTGCTCAAAAAATTAAAATTATAAATAACGAGCAACAAAAAGTCAGGGAGAGAGAGACGGATTTTATAAAAAAACACTTTTTGGACATTTTTTAAATTATTAATATTATTAATTCACATAATCATTCTATTATAACTTAATTTAAATAATTTAATTATAACTTTATATTATATTTATTACTATAAAAATATTTTTCTAGTATTATTATTTAATTATTAATATTTATAAATAAATTTAAAATATATTACATTACTACATTAATAAATACTTTATCTTTTGATTCACAAGATCCAAAATCTATCTTATAATTATCTGTTATATTATATCCTAATTTGTTTGCATTATAATCATCAATAAGCTTATAAATACGTTTAAATCCATTACTACATTTAAAATAAATATCATTATTTTTAATCTCAAATAATATTTTTTGTAAATATTTTATATCACATTTATTATTTTCAAATATATGTGGTATGCTTGCCTTTGCTAATACTAATAATTTACAATTACTTAATATTATTTTATTTGAATTACTTATCGTATCAGAAACTTGTGTGAAAAAATAATTAATCATATTCATACATTCATGACGTGTTACACCATTATATTGTTTAAGAATATTTTTTACAAATTTATTATCTTTAATTTTATTATCTTTAAGTTTTTGTTTATCTTCATATGTTTTACAATTAAAAATTTTAAAAGCATCATTTTTTTGTGATCTAGAATTAGAATTATTAATATATTCTATAATTTTATCTATAGAGATTTGTTGATTCTTTTGAATTAATCTTTCTTCATCCATAGAGTTATTAATAATATTAAATTTTTGTATTTCATCAAATTGTATTTTTAATTTTTGTATTTCTTTTTTTAATTGTACAATAGCACTCATATAATTTATATAATTTATTTATATTTATTTATAATAGTTATATAAATCAATTTTTAATTTTCATTAAAATTGATAATAATATAATCCAATAGAATCTATTGATAATAATATAATCCAACAGAATCTATTGATAATAATATAATCCAATAATATAATCCAATAGAATCTATTGATAATAATATAATCCAATAGAATCTATTGATAATAATATAATCCAACAGAATCTATTGATAATAATATAATCCAATAGAATCTATTGATAATAATATAATCCAATAGAATCTATAAAATCTCTAATAAATAAATATCCAATATCTTCAATATTATATTTATTTTTTTTATTTAATGTAATTTTATACCCTTTTTCTTCACTGTGAGATAATAATATATAATTATTTATACTATATTTATATATAATTAAATTATCAATATTTAATAATTTAAATTCACCAATTTCTAACGAGAAGTCCTTTTCAAATTTTTCATAATCCATTATTATATCATCAACCATTATATCATTGTCATTTTTATTATTATATCTGTTATTATTAATTAAATTTATTAATTCATAATCATCATATTTATTAACACTATATATACCTAATATATTTTTTTCGATAATATAACCTTTTTTTTTATCTTCTAATAAAATTATAATATTATCTTCGTAATTATAGAAAAATATTATATTATTCTTTAATATTATTTCTTTACCGTGTTTATTTAACAACACATTATAATTGTGTTCTTTATAAATTAAGTTATTTATAAATTGTGTTAATGTTAAATCAATATAATTATCAATAGGTTCTGCTGCTTCTGGTTCAGGTTTTGGAGATGCTTTTATGTAATCATTACAAGTAGGTTCTGCTTTTATATAATCATTACAAGTAGGTTCTGTTGCTTCTACTTCTGGTTCGAGTTCGGTTTCTATGTAATTCATTATATTTAGTTATTGATATATTATTATATTATTATATAATAATTATTATTATTATATATTATAATAATCAATTTTATATATATTTATAAATAAAAATTATATATATTTATAAATAAATTGTATATTTGAAATAAATGCTCCTCTGTATGATTTAGTATTATTTTTAAATATAATATGTTTTATTGATATTGTAGGTTCTAATTCTTCTTTCCATAAACAATATATAATACCATTTTCCTTTGTCATCTCTGTTTTAAATTTAAATTCTTTTTTAAATATAATATTTGTATTCTGTCCTTCTGTTACACCCATTATATCAAAATCAATATTTATTGTATTATATTTAGTATTCTTTTTATATCCATTAAATGTATTATGTGGTGGTTGCGGTTGAGTACGATCTATGAAGTCCATTCTTTCTTGTGTAATTGTATCATCTAATATTTCATTAGTATATTTAATAATTACACCTATTGGATACTTGTAACGTTGTGAACCATATGATAATTCACTATCAAATATACACATCATATTATCATCTAAAAAACATAAATTATAATATGGACCCCAATTTGTTAATAAATTATTATCTGATATTTGGTTATTTACACAATCTTTACCAATATTATCTAATATGTCCCTTTGATATGACAATATATGTTTTGAACAATCATAAAATACAGCTGTTCCATTAAATCTCGGACACATACGATGAGGTGTAAAAAATAATTCATCATCACTTAATTCATCTATTAATTTATAACAACTATTTTCTATTAATTCATATTTTATAAAATCATTAATTAATCTTTCACCTAGCTTATTTTTAATAACTTGAAATCTTAAATTAGAATACATGTTTTTAATTTTTTTATTTTCTCTCTTTATTAAATCTAACTGATAATTTAATATTTTAACATCTGTTACTTTTTCATTTGGTATTAATATTAATGTAAAATCGTATTCTATAGGAAT